ATTACAGTAACTGAGACGTGAAAATTCACAAACATTTTGGAGAATTAAAAATAATTTTCGGATCCAAAAATCTCAGAAAAACGTGCGCGCTCCAGCAATTGTGCCTGTTCAAAAGGCAGGTTAATAGTTCCTGACTCAGAAGACTTTGGAGCCTTGGACTTAGCTAATAGTTGAACAATACAATGATTGAGATACGCTTTTCTCTGAGAAATGCATATACCGTATGTGCATGTTCAAGGCCCGACAAGAATCATGCAAAGCATTGCACTCATTTCATTGGATTTGAGGCCCACGACACAGAAAATTGAATCATGCTCAGCATGAACCACTCACAGCATGATTACTGATTATGAGTGAGAAAGAACTAATCGCACCAGAGACAATGACTGTGGAGGAGGTGACTCAGACAACACACAATCATCCACTCAATGACCGGTGGTGGCTCTGGATGCATGGCATGCGTGATACGGACTATTCCAAGAACAGCTACAAGAGGATTGGGGACCCCATCACAACGGTTGAACAATACCTGGGTTTGTGGTACAAACTACAGAGCTGTGTCAGCGATTCCATGTTCTTTCTAATGCGTCATGGACATGGCAATGATGATGAACCTATCTATCCCATGTGGGAGGACCAGCAGTGTTCAAAAGGAGGAGCATGGAAGTTCAGGGTACCCCTGGAAGAGGCGACGGAAGCTTTTCATGAAATTGCCATTCGTCTTATCGGTGAAACTATCACCGACATTCCTGGAGAAATTATCGGGCTCAGCATCAGTCCCAAGAAAAAGGCAGTCACCATTCGTGTCTGGAACTCTGATGACAGCAAGCGGGATCACTCCCAGCTTCGACTGCCCGACAAGGAACATTTCAAGGAAGTGTTGTATGATGCTCACCAGGACTACGCCAAGAACAAGTAATACCAAGACCAGGACATCACAAATCAACAAAGGGTCCTAACCTGTCCAAAGGTTGTCAAGAGCGAACTTGTTGACAGGACCAGTATGTAAATTAGTTTTCCTTGGGCAATGGTAGGAAATGCTTGGGCAGTGGTGGTAGATTCTTGGGCAATGGGTTGGGCAATGGTAGGAAATGCTTGGGCAATGGGAGAGCCGAGTGTGGTGGTTTCGTGGGGGCGCTGGATGGTTTCAAGGCACGGAAAGTCAGGTTGATGCGCCCTCCAGTGATCGTTTTCTGTGCAAGATTTTTCTTTCTGTCGCTTACGCGGTGCTTGAAAGAATCCTGGCAACCAGGTAGCATCAGCAGGACAGATTGGTGGGGTAGCTCTCGGCTCCATGTGCACCCTGAAGTAGCCTTCTTTGGACGCATTTCGAAACAGCGCTCACCATTCTGCTCAGTAAGAGTAATCGAAAGAATGATGTCGGAGGCGTGGGACCGTTCGTCATCGGCATGCCATCCAAGCCCATCTGGCTTGGGACCAGTAGTACTGGGTGGGCGGTACCAATTGATAAATACCGCATTAAAATCGGGCATCTGGATTGGATGCCCGGGAATCATGGTACTGAACTTCTTGCGGAACTCGGAACTGTTGATGGTCTGAAAGAGGGTATCGACAATACCACCCTCAACAGGAGCTTTGGGCAGTAGGGTTCTCCCGGAGTAATCCATCGAACTATTAGTTAAACAGTAGAAACAAGTCTCCCGGCGCTCCTTGTAGATTTTCCCAAATACCTTAACCTCTCCTACAGCAAGGTCTCCCTGGATCTCAGAGAGTGTATCGAAATATTTCGTGCGCTGGGGGTCTGCAGGGTAGTGGTCAGTTACAAGCAGAGCAGCAGGTCCCGAAAGGTCCCCAGTACCCTCTTGCAAATCGATGGTTTCGTAGTTGTTGGACATATATATTGTGTATCTCGCTGAGTAGGTTTCTGTATACCGGAATGGATCAATTTTTCTAGTTTACCTTCCTTCCAATGTGATTTTTGGAGGCAAGGTTGCCTGGGTTGGTTCGGCACTGCCTTGGCCTCAAGGAGCCGCTAACTCCAATCTCATCGGAGGAACTCCTCCAGCACAGCATCATCTATATCCCAAGAGAACTCAAACTTCTTGGAGATCGTGTGTTCTCCCATCTTTGATCGGATAGCATTGAAAATGTTCTGGGTCTGCTCTACCCCCAGCTTTGGAATATATACGTACGGCCCCTGTTTGCTCTTGACAAGTGAGCGACCAACCTGCTTTGCTACTGCATTGATATTTTGCCACATCTCTTTGAGTGCTGTTCCCTCGGCTCTCAGATAGTGCACTCTGACCCAATGCTTTGTCGATACCGCTATCTGTCCGTCCTTTTTGACCGCTATGTGCATATCTAGACCTTTGTCATCCCAATATCCTTTGATCTTTTCCAATTCTTCCATGAGTTCGATTGCTTCAATGACTGCGATTGATGCCATTCTATTTGCTATTTACTCTTGTACATAGAAAATATTGCAAGACACCAAGAAAACAGAGAAAATAGAGCTTAGACTGATCCCCAAGTGGTCTAAGCTCTCACATTCAGCTCGGTCAGCACGATCATGCATTGTTCTTTCCGGTTAGGCGATCAATGTCCCTGTATAAATCCACAGCAGCAGGGTTATCATCTATGTATCTAATATTACTAACCACATAATCCGACATAAAATTAACCAAAATCTTTTCAGGATGATACAGTTGGCGCTCCATCCCATTGAACCTCTTGGTGTAAAGAGGTAGATTCTGCGCACGGTAGAACCTGTTCGATGTTGTCCAGACATTGTTCCCATCATCACACATCTCGACCAGGACAGTATCTATTTTACCCCCACTTTGCGACATCAGAATGTTCATCGGCAGATATGTCTTGCGTACTCCATGATATTGGATATGGAACAGGTATTTTTCGCAAGGGGATGGTGTCAGGACCTGACGATTCACATATTCTGGACCAATCTGGATGGATCGACTATCAATCCTCTCAAAGCCCCAGTTTCTCCGGTAGATACCATCCAGTTTGTCACGACGACAGCTCAGCCTCAAGTAAATATGTGCCAATTCACGGAAAAGAATATGGAACATATCGACTATGTTGCTAGCATTCTTAGTCCGAGCGATCTGGACATGTGCTTCTTGTTGAATATATGGGTGCCTGGCTCCCTCGACACCTTTCTGCTGAAATTTGTAGGCTTCAACAGCGTTGGATATGGTCGATGAGGGCAGCACTATCATGTGTTCGATCGTGTGGGGATCAGTGGCTGATGGACATTTCGCCAGATTCCAGTAGCGTGGTACCATCTTCGGGGCATTGATATGAAGAATCTCTTCGATACGATGGACATACCACGATATGATCTGCTTTTCAACCAGAGACCAATCCGAAAACAAGACTCGCTGATTCAGGACTCCGGTCCTTCGGGTCCTTCGGGCACTTCGGGCCTTTCGGGCCGACTCCGATGGAATGGAGACTCTAGAGCAAAGAGCATGTGCCTCCGCCGACTGTAGGAACAAACAGGTGGATCGGGTCGACATCCTATCTATATCGTACACCAATATTTTAGTACACTGTAAGGTAAGCTTTTTTCCATACTAAATTATATAGAGAAGTGATGGACTTGATGAACATCGTGAAATTCGCGAACTTCGAAAACACCACTGGACGTCTACTCAAATACCTCGCCGAGGGTATAGCTGTTGCCATTGCTAGTCGACTACTAACCAACCGCAAGATCAGTCTCACCGAGGTCGCCCTGATTGGCCTCACTGCTGCTCTGACATTTTTCATCTTGGACTTTTTCGCTCCATCCGTCGCTTTCAGTGCACGCCAGGGTGCTGGATTCGGCCTGGGATACCAGGGCACAACCATGACTGGTGCCCCGACCGCCATCATGGCCGGTGTCGAACCATTCTCTGGAATGGTTGGTGGAGCTGGAGCTGAGGCTGGAGCTGAGGCTGGAGCTGAGGCTGGAGCTGTAGCTGGAGCTGAGGCTGGAGCTGAGGCTGGACCTGTTCCCGCTACAACTGCCCCTGCAGATGCTGAGGAATGCAACTGGTACCATGTACCAGAAGCGGGTGAAACCAACCCACTTGTGAACAATGTTGAACAGTGCAAGTGCACTGTCGCATGCAAGGGATGCGGTCCTGAACTTGAATGCCCAGTCTCATGTGCTGATGCTGCTCCCGAGGTTGGATCTAGCAGCGCTCCTTATAAGATCGTTCCAGGACAGTACAGTCATCAGGTTATCCTTCCAGGCTACAATGAATGCGTTAAGCCGGCCAATTTCTACTAGAATGGGATGATGAAACATTAAGGACAATATTTGGATGAGGAAAATAAGGATTAATTAATTAAATTAAAGAACATATTATTTTAGGTGCGTTGTATCTTTTTCTGACATACATTATAACAACTCATACAACTCTTATAATGGGATTCGATACTCGATTTGCTAACGAAAGCTATGGCAACAAGGTCTGCTGTGACCCAGGCTGCGGTGTTCCAAAGAAGCTCCTCTGCCTCAAGAACGGCAAATTCGTCAAGGATGGTTACAAGTGCCGCAAGGTCCCCAACCATGGTACCTGCAACCCATGCAAGTGCCTGCCATGCAAGTCCAAGCCATGCAAGCCCAAGCGCAAACCATGCAAGCCAAAGAAGTGCGGGTGCTAAATCTAAAGATGTAGAATAGAAGCAATTTCAGAATTGGAAACATAAAGGGTTTTGAAATTACAATGGTGAAATATAATTAATTTCTCCCATATACCATAGAAACAATTGGATGGCGCACAAAAAACTTCTGTGTCTCAAGAATGGTAAACCCGTCAAACACAGTTACAAGTGTCGCGATGAATCCAAGTGCCGCCACTCAAAGTCTGTCCCCAAGCCTGAGTGCCCACCAAAGCCTGAGTGCCCACCCAAGGGTGAGAAGCACTGCCACGATGAAGGCCTCGTCTGGTACAGTGACAACGCCAACGACCGCACCATCGCCATTGACCCAGCCACCATGTCGATCGTTGGTGAAGTCAAGACCCTTGGTGAGCAGCCATACCCACTTGACAGCCTTGATGCCAACAGTGGTGTCAGCGTTGTCAGCACTCGTATCACGAAGTCGCTCGATATCCTTGACAACAAGACCCTCACGACCAAGGGTATTATCAAGCTGAACCACAAGCCACGCTCGACGACCAACCGCGCCTCGACCGCCCTGGCTGCCGTCAGTGATGCTGACAAGGCTGGTGGTACCGGCGTTGATGTCTACACCACTGTTTTCAACTCGGCCACTCTCGATATCGTTGGTGAGTACATCAACAACTCTGGTCCAGGTGTTGCCTTCACTGGTCACCCATACTGGGTTGATGACACTCACTTCGCCTGCCTCAACCGCGGTGCCAAGGAGGTCTCTATCTGGAACATCTATGATAACTCGGCCCCACTTGTCAGTGTCAGCACTAGTTCGACGGTTCACCACTGCGTATCGCTTGGCAAAGATACTAATGGTGACACTTTCTTCTTTGGTTCGCTCGAGGGTGATGCCAACACCAGCTCCGGTGTTGCATTCTTTAAGTGGGATGGTGCCACTGGTCTATCCGTCAACGATATTCTTGCTCAGGACGGTACTGATGGCGCTGGTGCCGATGTACCCACCAGCATTGGTGCCACAGGTGCTGCTCGTTCCCACCACGCTGATAAGGACCCAGAGCGCCCATTCATCTACCAGGGTGTGTACAATGGTGCCGATGCCGGCTACACCATGGTTATCCGCCTTGATCCCGGTAGTGATTATGCCGATTCCGAGATTGTTGGCTACATCCCATGTGGCAAGAACGTTGGTCACACCATCTTCGCCAAGGATCGCAACCTTGCCATCACCACCAACCACAAGGACAACTTCGTCACTGTCATCGACACTGCCGCTCAGCCAGTCCCAGAGAAGGTCCAGGATGTCTTCGTCCCAGTCTCGCTCACTCCACCTGGCCCTTCCGATGGCAACACTCTGGGACACACCGCCTCGGTCGGCCCATGCGGCGACTACTACTACGGTATGGCCGCACGCGATGGTATCTTCTACCGTCTTAACCTTGAGACTCTTGAGGTTGATGCTCAGGTTAAGATTCCTGCACCAGAGGGTGGTGTCTACCCATACATGCTCCAGGGCTCGATCATCTGGGGTGACAAGACCTACCACGATGGTCACTACCACTAAATGCTCAACCATTTGTGTGATCGGATAGTGTAATCTGAGTACAGTGGTTTCCACCAAGATTGGGACACTTTGAATCAACACCTAATATCCTCTTGCAATCCAAATTATATCAATGAACTGATAACTTTAGGTCTCGGAGTGAAATCAGAATTGGGAGCTGAGTCCAAGCTATCTTGGATTTATGAAACATGTAATACAGTGTTCGGACACCCTTGAACCCTTCGGAAATCGAAAGGAACTGTTGGGTTAGAACACTACAAATTAACCACCAAGATCTAAGGTCTAGTCTTGGCTTGTCTTCGCCGACTTGCTGGGTTCCCCCAACAAGCCGACCGGATCATAGTTACATGATCCATGGATGCAAAACCTATCACTCCGAAAAGGTTTGTTTTACAACCATTTTGATTTTGATCTTTGTTTTTGGAGGCGGTGGTGCCTCCAGGGAAGGTGGTTCTATTGGGCTTGGATCCTTAACAGAACGTTTCTTCTTAGGTTGGCGACAGAGAAATGTTGGACGAGCTTCTTTCCGGAGTCGATGTAACAACAAGGAGCGAATGTTCGAAGCAGCATTGATATCTCTTTCCCATGTAATTCGGCATTCGTTGTTTGTACAACGGCCGATTGCATAGATATCCCTCAGCTTCCTCTCCATTTCTCCTTTGCTACGATTCCAGATAGTGACCCATTCCTTCACCTTTTCAGTCTCTGTTCCACATTCACTGCAACATTTACTGGTTCTAAACTCATTGATCGGCAACAGAGTTACAGTCGGTTTCAGTGACATTGGGACACATCATTTTGACTGCTAATATCGTCTCTGGATGCCCACCCCCACCAGAGATTGATGCACACGCCTTTGCATCCACGATTTTAACAGCCAATTTG